CGGTAGGTACCGCCGCCTCCGTTATGGCGAGCAACAAGCAGGCCCGACAGCAGAAGGCCGCGGCCAAGGAAGCACAGCGCAATAACGAGATTACTCAGACGAAGGCCCGCGAGGATATGCGCCGCCAGAACGCTAAAGAGGCCGATGTCTCCAGCATTTATGAGCAGAACTTAGATCAGAACGCATCCGGAGGCTCGACGCTGCTGACAGGGCCCGAGGGCATCAATAACTCCGATCTGACCTTAGGCAAGGGCAACAAGCTCGGAGCCTAAAAGCGAGGCACCGATGGACAAGAAGGAATTACGTGCGCACATCCTGTCGCGCTGGCAAAAGCTCAAGACGGAGCGCGATCCCTTTATCCCGCAGTGGAAAAGTATCGCTACGCATATCCGGCCGGCAACAGGCAAATTCCTGCTGCGCGGGCCGAAGAACGAGGCGCGCGAACGCTTCAATGAGATTTTCGACAATACGGCTACCGGCGCCAGCAACCTATTGTCCTCCGGATTGATGTCCGGACTTACGGACCCTAGCCAGCAGTGGTTTTATCTCACGACCGGCAGTCCCACACTGGATGAGTCTCCGGCCGTGAAGCAGTGGCTCGCGGATGTGTCCCAGGTCATCTACATGGGCCTATCGAGAACGAACGCCTATCAAAGCCTGCACCACTTTTGGCTTGAGGTCAGTCTCTACGGCACGGCCGCCATGATGATTCAGGAGGATGATGAGCGCGGCTTTTACTGCTATCCGTTCACGATCGGCGAGTATGCGATCGCCTGCAACCATAAGGGCATCCCGGATACTCTGTATCGCGAGCTGATGATGACGGTCGCGCAGATCGTTCAGCAGTACGGCTATGAGAATGTCCCGCGCGGCATTAAGGCGCTCTATGACCAACGGCAATACGACCAAGAGAAGGCCGTCATCCATGCCATTGAGCCGAGATACGATCGCGACATCACCAAGCAGGACAACAAGAACATGCCGTATCGTGCGGTTCACATGCTGGTCGACGCCGACAGTGACGAGCACTCGATTCTCCTGGAATCCGGGTATAACGAATTTCCGGCAATCGTGGGCCGCTGGGGAGCAATCTCGACCGATACCTATTCCTGCGAATCTCCGGGCATGACCGCGCTGGGTGACGTGCGCCAGCTCAAGCACGAGCAGATGCAAAAAGGCAACGCGATCGACTTGATCGTCGATCCCCCGAGACTTCTGCCGACGTCGGCCAAGGACGCCGAGCTTGACTTCGCCCCGGGCGGCTTAAGTTTCGTGGACATGCCGACCAACGGCAGTCAGTCGAATAACGCCACCACTGCGGTCGGAAACATCAACCCGATCACCGTGGACATCCAAGAAGTTCAAGGCAGAATCAAGGCGGCATTCTTTACCGACCTTTTCCTCATGCTCTCCAACCAGGCCGAGATCGCGCGCATGACCGCGACCGCGGTGGCGAGACTCCAGGAGGAAAAACTCATCATGCTCGGACCGATTTTGTCTCGGTTCAACAACGAGGTTCTGAATCCTTTTATCGGCCGCATTTTCTCGATCCTCTCCCGCGCCGGAGTTTTTCCGCCTCCGCCCCAGGAGCTCCAGGGCACCGAGTTAAACATTGAGTACACCTCCATGCTCGCCCGCTCCCAGAAAGAGGTCCAGGCCAACACCGACATGGAGGCCATTACCCAAGTCTGCCAGCTGGCCCAAGTCGATCCGTCGGTGCTTGACCGCATCAACTTGGATAACGCCATCAAGATCATTTTCGACAAGAAGGGTGTGAGCCCCTCGTTACTGCGCTCGGACGAAGAGGTGCAGCAGATCCAGCAGCAGAGAGCTCAGCAGCAACAGCAGATGGCGCAGCAGGAGCAAGCTCAGCAGGGCGTGGACGCCTTGAGCAAGTTGGGCAAGGTCCCCGCAGGCGGCGACACCATGGCGGGTCAGGCCGTCGAGGCGCTCCAGGCCGAGATGGGGCAGTAAAAAAGTGCGCATTGATTTTTATTGAAGGTTTTAAATGTCAGGAAAGATTCGCAATCCGTTTGACGAAGCGAAGCTCAAGGAAGAAAGACAAGAACGCGAAGCGCAGAAAGCGAGCTTTGACGAGGCTTTTAAAGAGTCTCTCATCCGCCTTCTGGGTACGCGGGACGGAAAGATTGTGTTTAACAAACTCTTTTCCGACTGCGCCTTGTTCTCCTCCTCTTTTGACACCAACGCTCTCGCGATGGCTAACAAAGAGGGAAAGAAAACTTTCGGCCTTGTCGTGCTGAGCTACGTCATGACCTATTGCCCGGAACAATACACCGAGATAAGGAAGATATCGGATGAGTACAGAAAATGACAGCGGCTCCCAAAACACCAGTCAGGAGACGTTAGTACCTCCTTCGCAGAATGAGCAACAGTCTTCTCCTTTGGACCAGGGGCAGTCTTCTCAGACCACCGCTCCGACTGAAAAGGAGGCCGGTACTGAGAAGACTGAAACTTCTCCGGCGCCCGAAACTAAGGCCGCTCAGACGGTAAGCAATCCGCTTGAGATTAAGCCTGAGGCAGACGACGCCAAGAAGGCCGAGGGCCAGGACGGAGAGAAGCAGGAAGCGAAAGAGGATGCGGCACCTGAAAGTTACGCCGACTTCAAAGCACCCGAAGGTGTAGAGCTCAATAGCGCAGTGGTCGACTCCTTTAAGGGTATCGCCAAAAAGCTCAATCTCTCGCAGGAGAAGGCCCAGGCCGTAATCGATGAGATCACGCCCGTGATGGTTTCCCAGCAGGTTGAGTTTATTAACAAGGTCAGCGGCCAGTGGCTGGAGAAGGCTAAGAAGGACCCCGAGATCGGCGGTTCCAACTATGACGCCTCCATCCAGCGTGCGATTAAGGTCAGAGACCGATTCGGTAAAGGCGCCGACGGCAACTATGACGCAGATATCGCAGAACTGTTCTCGCTGCCTGTTGGGTCGCACCCCGGCTTTATCAAATTCCTAGCAAGAGTCGGCGCGGCAATCAGCGAAGATACTCCGCCCAAAGGTCGAGTATCCGGAGCAATCACACCTCAAGATATTTACGGTTATTAATTTGGGAGACTAAAAATGGCAGACGTTTTCAGCGGCATGACGCCCGTCACAATGGCTGAATGGCAGTCGCTCGTTCCGGACAGCGACGTAGCAAAGAAAGTTTTCATTCAAACCGTCCGAGATTATCAGCCGTTCTTTGATCGTGCCACTATGGTGCGCGGCAACGACGGCCAGGGTATGAAAGGCACACTGGCGGATAAATATCCGGAAGGCCAGCTCGTCGGTATTAACGAAGGCTGGGATGCATCCACCCCGACAGGTCGTGCAGTACGTTATCCGTCCTGTATCGCACGCGACCGCTCCGTGATCGGTAAGCTCCAGCTTGAAAGAATGCCGGAGAAAGACCGAGCACCGTATCGCGCCCGCAAGGACCAAATGTTTATCCGCGGCTTAACCCGCGGTATGGTCAAACGTGTCTTCCAGGGCAATCCGGATAAAGATCCGAGAGACTGCTTAGGCCTGGCGAATATCGTTTTGCCGGACAAAGACAACGGCGCCTGGAAGAACTCCATCATTGACGCCGGCGGTACAGTGGCTGGCGGCTCGACGAGCACACTCACTTCGATCTATTTTGTTAACTGGCACCCGGAAGAAATGACTCTGTTCTTCCCGGAAAACGGCGGTGCAGCAGGTATTTCCGTCGAAGTTCAGAAATCTCCGATCTATGTTCCGGACGCTAACGGCAAAATGTTTCCGGCATACGTAACCGAGTTCGGCTATGACCTTGGCGTATTTGCAGGCAATCCGGAAAACATTGTCCGTATCGCCAACGTCGATACCTCCAAGATCACTACCGCCAAGGGCGCAGCTGACCTCTTGAAGTTGTTCGTTGAAGCACGCCACCGCCTGCGCACCGACGACTTCTCTCATGTCGGTATCTACTGCACGGACCAGGTCGGCATGATCTATGACCTGCAGCTCCTGGAGAAGACGAAGTACACGCTGGAATACAAGACCTTCGGCAAACGTGAAGGCATGTTGTCCTTCGGCGGTATCCCGATCTACCAGTACGGCACGGACGTGCTGAACGCAAGCGAATCCGCGATCACAATTTCCTAATAGGAGGCGTTATGGTTTTCGACATTAAGATGATGCTCGCCGACAAGAAGGAGGCCAAAACCGCCTTCACGTCCAGTGGCCTTGACTTCGGCTCCACCCTGGTAGAGTCCGGTGTCAACGGTCACAAGATGGCGCTTTGTATCTCCGCCAGCGGCGTGGCCGGCACCAGCCTGGCCTTCAAGATTGAGGACTCGGCCGATAACTCTACTTTTGCCACTGTCGCAACATCTAAGGCATTCACGCCCACTGAGCTCAAGAATCTGATTGTGGTGGGACTCCCCTTCGAGCACAGACGCTACCTGCGTATCGTGACCGTCCCGACAAGCGTCACGGCAGGCACCGTCACGGCCTGGATCGGCAACGACTACAAGCTCGGCCAGGTCAAAGAAGGCGAGGGCTGGGAGTTCCGTACTGAGAAGACAACTGCGGCAGCCAGCGGTGACAGCTAATCAGCAGTAAACAACCGAAAATTTGTCGGAGGAGGCGGGCGTAAAACCCGCCTTTATTTATATGGCTAATCAAATCGAAATCTGCAATGCCGCACTGTCTCAGCTCGGTGCGGACTCAAACATTACGTCTATCGATCCTCCGGACGGCACGCAATACTCAGAGCAGTGTGCGGCCTACTACCCGATGGCACTGCGCTATCTGCTGGAGCAATTTAACTGGAGCTTTGCCCAAAGTCGCTACAAGCCGCCCCAGTACGTTGAGCTGGATCGAACTCTGTACCCGTGGCGTTACGGCTACTCTTTGCCGAGCGACTGCATGTGTGTTGTCGGTCTTTACTGCACCGGCGGCCAACCCTGGCAGACCACACTGCCGTACGAGATCGAGTATCGCGAAAGCGAAAACACGATGTTCCTGCTGACGGACGTCAAGGACGCCGTGATCGTCTACACCCGTTACTTGAACAACCCGCAGATGTTCCCGGGCTACTTCACCGAGGCCCTCGTCATGCGCCTGGCGGCATATCTCGCGGGTGCCCTGGTTAAGAATCAGAGCGCGGACAAGTATCTCAAATATGCCGAGGACGCCTTGAGCAAGGCCAAAACACGGGACGCAAAAAAGAGCGCCCACCAGCATCCGAAGTATTTAGCGGCACAGCTTAGAGCGAGGTTCGTGTAATGGCAGTCAGAATCTTTAGAAACTCTTTCGGCGGCGGCGAAATCTCTAATACCATGTACGCCCGAGTGGACGACGCCAAGAACCAAACAGGCCTGGCCAAGTGCAAAAATTTTATCGTTGAGCCTCAGGGCCCTGTCTTTCGGCGCCCGGGTTTCGAGTACGTGGCGCACGCGAAATACTCGGACAAAAAATGCCGCCTGATCCCGTTCTTGTTTTCGCTGGACCAGACGATGGTCCTGGAGGTCGGCCACAAGTACATCCGCTTCCATACGCATAAGCAAACTTTGATGTCCGGCAATGCTCCGTATGAAATCACGACTCCGTATGAGGAGGCTGATCTTTTCGAGCTGAGTTTCGTCCAGAGTATCGACGTGATTACGATCGCGCATATCAATTACCCGACGAAAACTCTGAGGCGACACGGTGCGACCGACTGGCGATTGGAGAACGTGAACTTTAATACCACACTGTCAGCACCTACGGGCCTGGCCGTAACCCAGACAATCGGTCCGGACGTCGAGGATAAGAACAAAGGACTTTTTAAGAGAAAATACGGGGTTACGGCTTTGAACGCGGACGCCTCAGAGGAAAGCCCGCTGTCGGCTACCGTTGAAATTGACTGCAATCCTTTTGCAGACGGCGCCTACAACACACTCACCTGGAATGCCGTCCCGGGCGCTGCTATGTATCGTGTGTATCGCAACGTCGGCGGCGTCTACAGCTATATCGGCCAAACGTCCGAAACTTCGATTATCGATGACGCG